GATAAAACCAATCACTTAACGTGGAGAGTAATAATGATCATTAACGAAGTTTCGGGGAAAGAATTCCTTTCCAAAGCAGCATCCGCGAAAGCGAAAGCTAAGGCCTTGAAATCCCAAAAGTACTGGGTGTCGAAACTCCCAGAACTCAAAGAGGTCAGGTTAGATAAAGACTTACTGAATGATTTGGCTAGTTTAGCAGATCAGGAAGGTATATCTGTATCTTTCTTAGTTTGTGCAGCTTTATTGCAATGCGCAAGAACACTCAACCGACCGGTTAAAACCCGGAAGGAGAGCTTATCCGCAGCCTTACAAAAGTCTGTACTTATGATGACCAGTCAGGAAAAGGACTATCAGTACCAGAATATCGGTAAAGATGGACCCATAACCAAGACTGGCTAACTAAGGAAAGATTAATGTTGCTCGGTGACAGCTTCGCGTGAGCGGAGTGTAACCTCACAGCACACCTAACATTAGGAGACTGAGTATGCTAAATACATACAAACAAGAGGTTAAAAAACATTTAACATTGTTGGATGTGGATCCAAGACTTAGAACGCAGCTCGAAACAACCATCGAAAGATGGTATTGCTCCGGGCCTGAATTTGTAGTCGAAAGACTAAAAACTGTTAAGTTGTGCCTTGTGCATTACTGGGCAGGTGATGAAAATTACCTGTCTCATGCAGTTTGGTTCAAACGTTCTAAGGATGGGGTGGGCTTAGCAGGCCCATTTCGGCACTTGTTCAAAGCCAATCCATCGGCTTCGTTCAAGAGATACTGTTTAGCTATTTGTAATACAGCTAAACTTTTCAAGCCGACCCCCAAGACTCTTGAAAGAAAAATCCAAGAGTCCATTCTGTTCATCACAGAACCTTATAGGGGTGTCCCTATAGAATTACCAAGTGGGTTCCATTCAGGACTCAATGTATCGAGTCCTGAAGAAGTCCTCACACCGAATCTTGCGGGCTTTAATACAGCCAAACCAGAAGGATTCTTCAAGGGTTTTAACAACCCTTGGATGGATTCCATGGCGTCAACGCAATATTCGCGATTGCCTTACGAGGCCTTCCTCGATACCTCAGGGATAAAACCCGAAGCCTTAATGGAAGGGGATCGACAGGTCGCCGGTATTCTCGCCTTTCTTACGAAAGACGGAGCCGCGAAGGTGAGAACCATCTGTTTACCTATTGCTGAATGCCAAGTAGCTATGCTACCGATGCATCGGGCGTTAGCCAACTCTCTCAGAAATGTGAGGGAAGACTGTACGTTCGACCAGGAAGAGGGTGCCGCTTGGGCACATGAACAACTGTCTCAAGGCCACACTATTCATAGTGTAGACTTGAAATCAGCGACCGAGCGTTTTCCTAGAGATTTCCAGCTAGCAATAGCCCGGATATCTGGATTAAGCGAAAACTGGATCAAAGCGTTTGAAAGCTTTGCCGGTGCAGAGTTTGAAATCCCTTCGAAAGAAGGAGAGGACTTCAAAGTTCTCCGTTACTCTGTTGGTCAACCTATGGGTCTATATGCTTCATTCCCATTGTTGGCCTTTGGTCAGCATGGTTTAATCAGACTTGCCGCGTATAACTGTCGGCGTTCTTGGAAGAACGCATACAGAGTACTTGGTGATGATGTGATCATAAACGATGACATAATTGCCAACGAATATCGCTCCTTACTGCAAAAGTATGACATTCCTGTCAGTGAAGCCAAATGCATTGTTTCATCGCAGTTGGCTGAATTTGCAGGTTTCGTTATTACTCGAGACGGATATCATAAAGGTGTAAAACCCTCTATGAAATCCGACCTTGGTTCCTTGATAAACTACGTGAAAACGTTAGGGAGAATTCCCACCCCATTAACTGGGGATTTATCAATAGAAGTCTTGTCCACGGCTCTTAAGGAGCATGGCGGACTCGGCCTCAACCCTAAAGGGTTAACCAAAGGGGAACGTGCACTGTTTTTCGATGATGTTCGGGGAACCGAACTCGATCAACAGTTAGAGAATGTTCCTTCATTTGAAGGAATACGCTCTGCGTTCCAACGGGCTTTTTACGCTAAGGGTAGCGCTCATTACTCATTTTTGCTAAGTGAGTATTTAGGTAGCTATCTAGAGCATGTTGAGAAGGGTCTAGAGGTCAAGCTCGAAAGAGCTTTTCCCTCTTTATATGCAATTCCTGGCTTTTTAAGCCATGCATGCTATTTAGACCAATCTTTTCTCTTGGGCACTGATCCCTTTAGGGAACCAGCTGTAGTAACGAGGAAGTGGGTACGTAAAAAATACCCATATTTCTTCATGTTACACCAAGAAGGTTAGACA